GCTTCCGCATCCAGTCGACAGTCAGGGGAAGTCCCTGAGCGAGCCTCGTGCGCGGGTTGTGGTGCAGCAGTGCCTTGGCCTTGGAGATGTCAGGCTTCTTGCTGGTGACGTTGTGCTTGTCCAGCGGAAGCCGGTTCACCAAAGACGGGTGGGCGCCCGTGACCTCGAGCAGCATGTTTGCCATTTCTTCAACGCTGACGTACTCGTCCCCGCCGACGTTCACGGTCTCGCCTGGGGCGAAGCTCGTGGCCGCGTTGGCGAGGCTGACCAAGAAGTCGCCCTGGTACATGAAGACCCGGTGGTAGTTCTCATAAACGGTGATGGGCTTGCCAGTCAGCAGCCGGTAAGCGAAGAGGCAGACGACCGAGCGGTAGTCGTGATACCGCTCGCCGGGGCCGTAGGCGTTGAAGAACCGCAGCGTCATGGTCTTGTTGCCGTAGCGGTCTGCGAAGTTGCGGATCTGCTCCTCGTTGACCCGCTTGCTGATGGCGTAGTCGTTCGTGAGGCGCGGCTGCGGGTTGTCGAGGAGGTAGCGCTCGTCGATGGCTTCGGCGTCGGCCTCACCGTAAACCTCGGAGGAGGAGGCGAAGACGTGGCGGAACCCGCGCTCACGTTGAAGCTCGAGCACGTTGCGGGTGCCGATGGCGTTGGTGCGCCAGACCTGCTCGTAGTGCTCCTCGCCGTTGATGCGCCCGAACTCGGCGGCCAGGTGGTAGACGAGGTCGAAGTCGCCGACGCGGTCGAAGGCGGCGCGCAGCTGCCGGTAGTCGGCGACGTCGGCGCGGATGGTCTGGGGCTGGCCGGTGTGCTGGAGTTCGATTCCCCAGACGTCGTGGCCGCGCTCGCGCAGCTCGGCGACTAGGGGGGCGCCTAGGGTGCCGGCGGAGCCGGTGACAACGATTTTCATGCTGTTTCCTCCACAATTCGCCAGAACCGCTCGGGTTGCTGGGCGAGGACTGCCGCAGGGTCGCCGGGCTCTAGCCGCCCGACGAGGGAGTTGGTGACGATGTCGCAGCCAGCGAGGGTGGCCTCAATGACGACGAGGGGGCAGGCGTCCCGCTCCTTGGGGAGGTGGACGAAGTATTTGGCGCGGGCCATGTGGTCCAGCACGACCTCGTGCGGGGCGTTCTCCAGCTCAACGAGTTCCACGCCGTGGCGCTGCGCCCAAATGCGGGCGTTGAGTTTCCCTTTGGCCGGGTGGCGTCTGCCCGCGAACAAGGCAAAAGGTTCCTTATCGGCGGGGGCCACGCAGTCCGGGGGAACCGGGGAGTGGATAAAGGCGTCGGCGCGCCCGGTCCACTCGGCTTCCCAGCCCATGTGGGCGCGGCTCATCGTCAAGAACCGCGAGGCCTGGCGGAACAGGTCAGCCTTGGCTGGTGTGCGGTGTTGGGCGTGCTGCACCCAGACAATGGGCCTGAGAGCCGCTAGGAAATTCATGGAGGCTTCGGAGAGTTTGTCGGTGCCTCCGACTACTACCCGGTCCCAAGATTCGTCTGCGGCGCTCTCAGCGGCTTCGGGTTCAATGTAGGTGACCTCGACACCAGCCGGTGCCGCCGTGACCATGTAGTCGGTGTTCCGTTCCGCGCCACCCGCATACTTCCCCGGCAGTAAGGCCTCGTGCCTTTCCTCAACCCTGGGGATGTGGTGCGTGACCCAGGCGACCCTCATGGTGCGATGAGGATGTCGAGCGCCGGCCGCCAATACTTGTCGAATACAACATCGGCGTCATAGTTGGCGGCGAACTCGATGGCCTGCTGGGATCGGCCTCGGCCTCGCGCGTAGGCAGCCTCAAGGTTGTCGACGATGCTCGGCACCAGCGGGGTGAAGAACCAGCAGCCTTGCGGTGCGTCCCAGGCGGGCTGCACGTCGCAGAGCCAGCCGTCGCCGACAAGCTCAGGCTGCGCGGTGGCGTTGGACACGATGACCGGGGTGCCGCAAGCCTGGGCCTCAATGGCCGGGATGCCAAAACCTTCGCCGCGTGACGGCTGAAGCAGCACGTCTATTGCCGTGTAGATGCTGGCAAGGGCTTCCTTGGGGATGCCCATGCGGTAGGAGTAGGAGTCTGCAAAGGCGACCCGGTCCATTGGTACGCCCGTCGCGGCGAGCAGTGCCCGCAAGTCAAGGCCAGACATGGCGGGGCTGGGCTCGGTGTGCAGGTAGAGCCAGACGTCGTCGTGCTTCTGCATCACCATCGCGGCGGCAAGGAAGGCTTCAGCAAAGCCCTTCCTATCTACGCCCCCCTTATTCGCGGAAATCATCCCAATCACGACCGCGTCGTCTGGCACGCCCATCCATGTGCGGGCGGGCACCTGGCCGTCGCTACCTTGCATCAACTTGGTCGGCTTGAAGACCTTGGTGTCGATGGCGTGCGGGACGTACAGCGCCTCAATGTCGTGGCGCTCGATGGCGTCAAGCCCGAACTGCGACATGGCAATCGGTGTCACGTTGGGGCGCTTCAGCCACTCGATGACTGGGGCCGGGGCGGGGAAGTGGTCAATCGGCACCCACGAGGCGACGCGGTCGAGCACGTCCCAGCCAGCGCCCTTGAAAACCCAGCAGTCGAAGAGAGTGATGACGAGGGCCTGCTGCCCAGTTGGTCGGCCCCAGTCCATCGCGTAGGCGGGGATGACGTCGTTGCTGTAGATGTCCAGGCCGCGGGGGTAGACCGGCAGGCCTTCCCACTCCATGGTTGAGCCCTCAAGCCCGTAGTTGGAGGCGATGGCTACTTGGTGGCCCGCGGCTTTGATTCGCCGGGTGGCTTGCTGGGTTTGCTCGCCGTAGCCCGTGGCCGTCCAGGGCGCGTTGCTGGCCCAGAGGATTCTTCGTGCAGCAGTCCCAGCCGAAGGAGCTGCTCCCTCTCGGGCGGCGGCACGTCTAGCGGGGTTCCCAGAACGTGCCGAGTGCTTGGTTCCTTTGTCTTTCGTGGCATGGGCCACCGTTTCTCCTAGGTGTGCGCAGGGGGTGTGGATGGCCCCGCCCCCCTGCGCAAAGGCGGGGCCATCCACGTCTAGGTGCCTAGTGACTAGGCGGTGCCGCCGGTAAACCGCTTGACGTGCGACGTCTGAGGCAGGTTGCCGTCGACGCGGATCTGGAAGCGAAGCGTGACCTGGCCGGTGTTGAAGGCAAAGTCATCCGAGCGGGCCACGTCAATGCCGCCAACAGTCCTGACATAGAAACTGGGCAGATGCCCCGCCAACACTGAGCGATTCCCGGAACCGACCGAGGCCATCGCCGGGTTCTCAATAATTGGGTACCCGAGGACGGTGTCATTTGCCGACGCGACCAGGCTCGGCGCGAAGACGTAGTCACCCGACGACGTCTTGAGCTTGCGCATGGCGCCGATGCTGGAGCCGTTCGCCATGACCCCGAAACCGGGCAGGCGGCGAGCCGCACCATCCAGCGAGTAAACGAGGTCGATGAGGTTGTCGGCCGTGAAGCCGCCCGTGCCCATCGTCGACGTGGCGGTGCCACCGGTCACGCCAGCCGCAGCAGCGACGGCGATACCGTTCGGCTCAACCGTGCCAGTGCCAAGCGTCAGCTTGTCGTTGACCGCGTAGCCAATGGCGTTGCCGGCCTGCTGGCCGAGGAAGCCAATGACGTCAATGTTGCTGTCGGCCAGGAACTCCTGCGAGACCTGCACGATGAAGGCGTACTTGTAGGCCTTGAGCGTGGTCTTGCCGAAGGTCGGGTCCGACTCGTCGATCGTGGCGGCCTCAGCCTCGAAGCCGGCCGTTGACCAGGACGCGAGCGACGGAAGGACAAGGTCCTCGCCGGAGCCCGTGTTGAGGACGGTGACGACGGTCGGGTCAAGCATCGGGCCGACGAGGCGGGCCTGGTCGATGACGACGTCTGAGAACGACGTGGGCACGGGGGCGTTGCTGCTGGTCTTGGCGATGTCGCGCTTCTCAAACTGGAAGGAGTGGGCGCGGCGCTCGCCAGCGAGCAGCTGACGAAGGATGTCGGCGTCGGACTCGGCCGCAGCGGTGCGGGCCTCAACCGGGCGAGCGACATCTGCGACGCCACGCATCGCCTCGGCGATCTCAGCCTCACGCTTCTCAGCGGTGATGAGGGTGTCAATCATGGTGCGCTTCTCGTCAAGCTCCGCGAACGTGCGGTCGACGAACTCGCGCTCCTCGGTGGACAGGTCGCGGCTCTCAGCGGCGGCCTCGTCCATCTTTGCCTTTGCTGCGTGGTACGCCGACTGGCGATCCTCCACGAGCTTCTTCAAGTACTCGGACAACTTAGTTCACCCCTTTCTGGGGTCTCGGTTTGTTGGATTGCGCAGGTGTTTCTTGCGAATCCCGCCGAGGCTCCTCAGAGCGGGGACCTAGCCGCGGCTCGCGCGGCCAGGAAGTCTCAGGCCTTGAAGGCCAGGTCAAGCTTGGTCTTGAGTAGGTTGATTTGGCTGGCGTCGTGCGCCA